CATATTAAAGTCAATGTCTTGTACATTGTAAATTCCACGCATATTATAAATGTCTGGATCGTATTTTCGATCTCTGTTTTCCATAAACAACATATCTTGTATGTTAGTTTCTTTCACAGCATCATATTGAGGTTGATCAGCAGTCGCTGAATCACTATCAGGATTTTTAGGTCCTAAATATTTGTGTACAAAGACGTCTGTGCCACCTACTGTGAACATTTCATAGATGCGTTTGTCTATGAATTCATAATCTTTGCCTTTTTCTGGTTTATATAAACTAAGTCTTGGCATATACATATTTAGCGTAAGATAAATACTTGTGGAGAACTTTTCGTATGGCCACATTAAAAACTAAGAAACAAGAAGTATTTGACTATGTGTATCACATGCTTGGCGGTGGAATGGTTGATGTAGAACTTGATCCTACACACTATGAAACAGCATTAACTAAAGCACTAACAAGATTTAGACAAAGATCTGACAATTCGGTCGAGGAAAGTTATTTCTTTATGCCAACAGTTGTTGATCAAAACACTTATACATTGCCAAGTGAGATTGTTGAAGTAAGGAAAATTTTCCGTAGATCAATAGGATCACGGTCCGGTGGAGGCGATGGTGGTACATTGTTTGAACCATTTAATTTAGCATACACAAATACATATTTGTTAGCAAGTTCTAATATGGGCGGACTTGCAACTTATGATTTCTTTAGCCAATACCAAGAATTAGTAGGAAGAATGTTTGGATCGTTTATTGAGTTTAAATGGAATACAACTACAAAACAATTAACTATCTTACAGCGTTCTCGTACAGAAGAAACACTTATGCTTTTATGCTATAACTATAGACCAGACGAACAGTTACTTGATGATTATCTTGCAAAACAATGGATAAAAGATTATACTGTTGCAGCCTGTAAAATGATGTTAGGCGAAGCGAGATCAAAATTTGCTACTATTGCTGGCCCACAAGGTGGTGGACAACTTAACGGTGATGCACTCAAAGCAGAAGCAGCAGCAGAGATGGAAAAATTAGAACAAGAAGTATCAACAGCAGTGTCTGGTGGCACTGGATATTACTTTACTATCGGATAAAAAACTCTTGACAAACAGTCCAGATCCTATTATAATATAAACAATATTGTAAAGGATCTCTTATGATTATAGGTATTTGCGGACTAATAGGTAGTGGTAAAGGCACGGTTGCCGATACACTGGTACAAGATTATGAATACACAAAAGCATCGTTTGCGGATAAACTTAAAGATGGTGTAGCAACTGTGTTTAGTTGGAATCGTGAGATGTTAGAAGGCGATACCGAAGAGTCTAGAGAATGGCGCGAAAAGAAAGACGAGTTTTGGTCTAAAGAAACTGGAAGAACTATTACTCCGAGACTAGTACTACAAGAATTTGGCACAGACTGTATGCGTAATGGTTTTGATGACAGTATATGGGTTAGTTTAGTAAAACAAGAATTAATAAAAAATCCTACAAAAAACTTTGTAATCCCAGATGTACGCTTTGAGAACGAAGCAAATATGATACAAAGTTTAGGTGGAAAAATCTGGCGTGTTAGAAGAGGTCCTGATCCTGTATGGTTTAGGATGTATGTTGATATTGGTGTTGAACCACAAGATGTTCACAAGTCAGAATGGGCTTGGGCTAATGTTTCATTTGACAAAGTTATAGATAATAATGGAACATTGTTAGAACTTAGAAGTCGGGTAAAAGGTCACCTTGCTTCCATTTAACACCTTCCTTTTGCATTATCCGTTGACAGTTAGCACACACAGTTTTTAAGTTACTCGGCCGACAATTGGTTAGATCTCCGTCTATATGGAATACATTAAATTGTTCTCTGTGTTTGCTAGTATAACTACATTTTTCACAGATATCTTTTTTCTCATATCCACTTAGCTTCCATTTAGGAATACCGTGACCGGTTCCGTTGCGTAAACAAGTTTCGCATTTCTTTCTATAATAAGTTTTGTCACCCTTGCGATAATTTATAGCCGCAGGACGCTGTCCGCACAAGCATAAAGGTCTCATATTGTATTTACCTCACCTTTTCGGTCCCTTTTCGACGGTGATTTTTACCACATTTTTAAAATTATATGCTAAATAATACTAACAACGAATGTCCACGATAGGAGAATAACAATGGCACTAGTATCACCCGGCGTACAGGTCAGCGTAATAGACGAAAGTTTCTATACCCCAGCTGAACCAGGTACAACACCAATGATTTTTGTTGCTTCGGCTTCAAATAAAACAAATGCTGCAGGAACAGGTACAGCACCTGGAACATTAGCAGCTAATGCAGGAACACCATACTTGCTTACATCTCAAAGAGATCTAGCAGATACATTTGGCGATCCGATTTTCAAAACAGATTCAAACAACAATGCAATACACGGCGGCGAGCTAAACGAATATGGTTTACAAGCGGCTTACTCATATCTAGGAGTAGCAAACAGAGCTTGGGTAGTTAGAGCAAATGTTGACCTAGCAGAACTAGATGCAACTTCAATTGCTCCTGCAGCTAATCCAGCAGACGGAACATATTGGTTAGATACATCAAACAGCTTGTGGGGTATACAAGAATGGAATGGTGCATCTGTATTAAACAGCGGTCAAGTCTTCACTAATAAAGTGCCTTATGTGATTACTGACTCAACAGAATTAACTAACACAGGTTCACTACTTACTAATGGTTATGCAGGTGAAATTCCGGTATCAAGTGTAGGTAGTGTTGGAACTTATGCAATCGTTGCAACAACAACATTGCTAAGAGTGTTTTATAGAAATAGTGCAGGTACTTGGGTACTTGTTGGTAGCGATCCGTGGACAAAGAGCTGGCCAACAATACAAGGTACTACTTCAAACCCAACTTTTGCAGGAACAGCAGCTATTATAATTAACGGAACTAGTGTAACAATTAATAGTTCAGATACAATAAGTGATGTTGTTAGCACAATACAAGGATTAAGTATTCCTGGAATTACAGCTGCAGCTGTTGACTTAAAATTAGAAATTTATAGTGACGGATCAAGCAGCGGAGCAGATGACAGTTCTTTGGGCGGTCCTATTGTAATTGCTGGAGACACTGATAGGCTTACAGAATTAGGAATTACAGCAGGTACATACTATCCACCAGCACTACAAATTGGTAAGCATACAAACATTCCAGAGTGGAAAAGTGGAGACACTATATCAAGACCATCTGGTAGTATTTGGTTAAAAACAACTACACCTAACTTAGGTGCAAACATTGTTGTTAAGAAGTGGAACAACAGCACAGAGCTTTGGGAAACTGTAAAAGCACCAATGTATAGTGATAATCAAACAGCATTATATGAATTAGATGCAACTAATGGTGGAACTAATCTACTAACAGGCGACCTTTATGCAGAAACTAATGTTGCTGGAGACGCACAACCACTTGCAACAATTAAACTACAGCGTAGAAGAGGCGTTGCTCCTACTACAATTACAGGTGGAAAAATTGTAATTGGTTCAATACCTTCGGGTTCAGCATCATTTACTGTACAAACTACAGACAATGGCAGTGCAGCTTTTGAAACAGCAGTGACAGTACAAGCAAACTATTCAGGCGCTGCAAGCGATGCTACAACAATGGCAGGCGCAATTAACGATGCAAACATTACTAATGTTACTGCAACAGTAAATGCACAAAACAAAGTTATTATCCAACATGCACTAGGTGGCGAAATCCGCTTTGTTGACACGGATGGCGCTTTACTTGCAGCTGGATTTACGCCATATGTAAGTCCAACAAGCGGTACACCAAATTTAATTTATGTACCAGGAACAACAAGTGCTACGAATCCTAAGCAATTCCAAGCAACACTTTGGTCACCAGTTAACGATCAAGGTAACGGATTCTTCACAGCAAGTGATAATCAAATTACTGCAACAACAGCAGATGGAAGACTTTGGTATAACTCAATTGTTGATGAAGTAGACATGCTAGTACACAACGGTAGCGAATGGGTAGGGTTACTATATGACGGAGCAAGCGGAGAAAGTTCTATAGCAAGTCCTTACTACGATGCAGACGATACAAAAACACCAGATCCAGAAGGACCACTTGTAGCTGCTACAACTCCAACAACACAAAGTGATGGAACAGCACTAGTAACAGGTGATCTTTGGATTGATACTTCGGACTTAGAAAACTATCCAAAACTTTATAAATTTAATGCAGCAAGAACTGATTTACCAATAGCTAACAGATGGTTCTTAGTAGACAGCGGCGACCAAACATCTGAAGAAGGAATTTTGTTTGCAGATGTTAGATATAACACAGCAGGTGCCAATAGTGCAACAGCAGGTGAAATTGCAGATCTACTAGCCAGCGATTATGTTGATCCTGATTGTCCAGATCCGGCACTATATCCAAAAGGTATGTTGTTATGGAATCTACGCAGAAGTGGATTTAATGTTAAGAAATATGTAAGAAATTACATTAATACTGCAACAGACAATGGTAGATACGGTGACGAGTCAATGGCAAGTTATCATGCTAACCGTTGGGTTACTGAATCAGGCAACCAAGAAAACGGTGCAGGTACATTTGGACGCAAAGCACAGCGTAAGGTAGTTGTACAAGCATTACAAGCACTAGTAAACAGTAATGAAGATATTAGAGATGATGAATCAAGACTGTTTAACTTAATGTCTTGCCCAGGTTATCCAGAATTAATTGGCGAAATGAAATCACTAAATTATGACAGAGGCTTAACAGCATTTGTGTTAGGTGATTCACCATTCAGACTACCAAGTGATGCTACTTCAATTAATAACTGGGCTACAAACCAATCATTAGCTCTTGAAGATAATGACGACGGACTTGTAACTACAGATCCATACTTAGGTGTTTACTATCCAAGTGGATTTACAAGTGATAACTTTGGCAATAATGTTGTTGTTCCTCCTTCACACATGATGATGAGAACAATAGCACTAAGCGACCAAGTTAGCTTTCCATGGTTTGCACCAGCAGGTACAAGACGCGGTGGAATCACAAACGCTAGTTCAACAGGATTTATTGACTCAGAAGGCGAATTTAAGTCAATAGCACTTAATGAAGGTCAAAGAGATACATTGTATGCAAATGCAGTTAATCCAATTACATTCATTACAGGTGCAGGCTTAGTAGCATTTGGGCAAAAGACCAGACAACTAGCAGCAAGCAGCTTAGACAGAATTAATGTTGCAAGACTTGTTATCTACTTAAGAAGCCAGCTTAACACACTTGCTAAACCATACTTGTTTGAACCAAATGATAAAATTACACGCGATGAAATCAAAGGCGCTGCAGAGAGCTTACTACTTGAGTTAGTAGGACAAAGAGCACTTTATGACTTCCTTGTAGTTTGTGATGAATCAAACAACACTCCAAGTAGAATTGATAGAAATGAGCTACACTTAGACATTGCTATTGAACCAGTTAAGGCAGTTGAATTTATTTACATTCCGCTAAGACTGAAAAATACTGGGGAAATAGCAGGACTGTAAAATTGCTAAATACATATAGATTAGGAGCAAATTAAATGGCAATATCAACACTATCAAAAATTACAGTGCCTTTGGCTAGCGGAGATTCTGCAAGCAACCAAGGCCTGTTGATGCCCAAACTACAATATCGTTTTAGGGTATCATTAGAAAACTTCGGTGTATCAACACCAACAACAGAACTAACAAAACAAGTTATTGATGTAGCTCGTCCAAATGTGTCATTTGAACAAATGACTATAGACATTTACAACTCGAGAGTTTATCTAGCAGGTAAACACAGTTGGGAACCAATTACACTTAACTTGCGTGAAGATGTTAACAACAATGTACAAAAACTTGTTGGCGAACAACTTCAGAAACAATTTGACTTTTATGAACAGTCAAGTGCAGCATCAGGACAAGATTATAAGTTCACAACTAGAATTGAAATCTTAGACGGTGGTAATGGTGCTAATACACCAACTGTACTAGAAACATTTGAATTATACGGCTGTTATGTTGAAAGTGCAAACTACAATCAGTTAGCATATTCTAACTCAACAGACCCAGTAAGTATTGCATTAAATATTAGATATGACAATGCTGTACAATCACCACAAGGTACAGGTATTGGTACTGCTATTGGCAGAACTACAAATACTCTAGTTACCGGCGGTGGTGCTTAAAAATAAAAAGAGTTCCTAATCTTTATAGGGGTACTTCAATAGTACCCCTTTTCTTTTATCTACCCAGTTAATTAATCTGATAAATATTAGTATGGCAAAGTTCACAGGATTTTTAGATAATTTAGCAAGCGGGGCGTTAGGCCCAAAAGGTAACCTTGGTGACTTTAGACACGCAAGTAAAACCTTTGTCACAGATGCTTTTAGATTAGCACCTAAGACAAAATTTCTCTATCATGTATTTTTTGAAATAAATGATTTACCGGCAAGCATATTACCTGAATTGAAACAACGACACACTAGAGAAATTGGATTACTTGTTAAGTCGGCAGATTTACCTAAGTACACTGCTACTGTTGATACTAAGAAAAAATACAATAGAATTAAAAATGTACAAACTAGTATTAGTTACCAACCTGTAGCAATTCAGTTTCATGATGACAATTTAGGTATAACATCTGCACTAATGGAAGCATATTATAGATACTATTTCGCAGATGGTAACTATGGTGCCTTACCCGAAGCATATAATAGACAAATTAGTGGTAATTCACCAGGTGATAACACTTATCAAGGAAAAGAATTAAACAAATACAGATATGGTTTAGATAACAATCAAAGCGAACCGTTTTTTAAATCAATACAAATTAGTCAATTAACTAGAAAAACTTATACAACATACACACTAGTTAATCCTACAATTTCAGATTGGGGTCATGACAGCGTTGACTCTGCTGATGGCGCAGGTACAATGTCAAATAATATGACAGTACAGTATGAAGCAGTATGGTATGACAGAGGAAGTGTTAGTGCAGATAATCCTAAAGGATTTGCAGATCCTTCGCACTATGATACAACACCTAGTCCTGCTAGTTTATTGGGCGGCGGATCACTTGGCGTCGGTGGCGCTATCGGTGCTGGCATAAGTTTATACGACTTTATTACAAATGATGGTTCATTTAGTAGTCCTCTAGAAGCAGGTTTAGCAGCGGCAAATCTAATTAGCAATGTGAGAAATTTAAGTAGTGAAGGTATTAGAGCTGAAGGATTTAGTTTATTA